TGTCCTATGTATTAGGTAAACGTAAAGATTATTGGCAAGATTGTATAGATTATATTAGTGAGGAATAATATGTTAGACCTTGAGTCTGTTTTGAAAGAGTGGGAAGAAGATTCTAAGATTCCCATGCACCAACTTGATGAGACTTCTCGTAGCACCCCATCGTTACATGCGAAGTATCTGCAATACCTGTCACTGACCAAGTTGCAACTGAAACGTGCAGAACACGGTCAGAAGACTCTACTCAAAGACAAGTTCTTCTACTATGAAGGCAAGATGTCTCAGGAAGAGATCAAAGACAAGAAGTGGACGTATGACCCCTTTGAAGGAAACATGCCTACCAAGGCGATGAAAGAAAAGTTCTATGACGCAGACGGAGACATCCAGAAGTCTGAAGAAAGAATTGAGTACTATAAAGTTCTTATAAGTACATTGACGGAAATAGTTGATAGTCTCAAGTGGAGACACCAAACCATTAAGAACATCATCGACTGGAGAAGGTTTGAATCAGGCGGATAACACAATACGAGTGGGATTAGTCAACCACTCTTATATGGCGATTGAGAGTAATCCCGCTCAGGAACAGGAGCTACGGGAGTACTTCTCTTTCTTTGTGCCTGGCCATAAGTTCATGCCCGCATTCAAGAAACGTGTCTGGGACGGTAAGATCAAACTCTACAACCAAGTCACCAAACAACTGAATGTGGGTCTCTATCATCATTTACGTAAGTTCTGTGCGGATCGTTTCTATCCTCTACAGATCGTAGACAGTTATGAGTGGGGTACACCAACCGCAAAGAACAAGATCAACCATCCTGAGTTGGTGAAGTTTCTGGGCGGCCTAAAAACACCCTTTGAACCCCATGAGTATCAGTATGACGCAATCTCTCATGCGGTAGAGAACCGTAGGGCCATTCTACTGTCTCCCACAGGATCAGGCAAGTCTTTTATCATCTATAATATCATGAGGTGGTTTGAGAAGAACGAGAACGGAAAGATTCTTGTTGTCGTACCAACAACCTCTCTGGTAGAACAGATGTACAAGGACTTCTCTGAGTATGGGTATGACGTAGAGAATCACTGTCACATGGTCTACTCCGGTAAGGAGAAGAACACGGACAAGAGGGTCATCATCTCTACGTGGCAGTCCATCTACAAGTTCCCTCATGAGTGGTTCGAACAGTTCCATTGTATTTTCGGAGATGAAGTCCATTTATTCAAGGCAAAATCTCTGTCTACCCTTATGGACAAGTGCGTCAATGCAAGCTATCGCTTTGGTACTACGGGTACACTTGACGGAACAGAGACGAACAAACTGGTATTGGAAGGTTTATTCGGCCCTGTATTTAAGGTGACTACCACCGTAAAACTGCAGGAAAGTAAACAACTCGCAGACCTAGACATCAAGGTTATTCTTCTAAGATACCCTAACGACGAATGTGCGAAACTCAACGGTAAGACCTATCAGGAAGAACTTGACTACATAGTTACTAGTGAGAAACGCAATCGATTCATCACCAATCTCACAGTTGACCAGAAAGGGAACACTCTGGTATTGTTTCAGTTCGTAGAGAAACATGGTAAAGTCCTATTCGACATGATCAGGGATGCGGTCGGAGAGGATCGAAAGGTGTTCTATGTCTCAGGTGAAGTTGATGCGAGTGATCGTGAACAGATACGTGGAATAGTGGAGAAACAGAAAGATGCTATTATCGTCGCCTCACTTGGCACTTTTAGTACTGGTATCAATATTCGTAATTTGCACAATATCGTTTTCGCTACACCTAGTAAGTCGCAGGTCAAGGTACTCCAATCAATCGGTCGTGGCCTCAGAAAATCTGATGACGGTTCTGTTACTAAGTTATTTGACATTGCTGATGATTTTCATATGAAGGGGTATCGCAACTTTACTCTGAGACACAGCGCAGAAAGAATCAAGATATATACTAAGGAAGGATTTAAATATAAAGTCTTCCCTATAAATCTGAAAGGATAGATCATGTCAACAAATATAAAGCAGTTAAAATTAAGTACTGGTGAAGAAGTGATCTGCGAAGTTATCGAGGATGATGATTTCGAAGTCATTGTTAAGAATGCTCTTAAGGTGGTGTCGAAGATTCAGGATGGGTATAAATTCTATACCTTCAAGAACTTCATGATCTATCAAGATCAACCTCATTCGTTGCAGATCATTCGGGCTGACCACATTGTTTCATATGCAGTTCCGCCTAAAGATTTGATTATAGAGTGGGAGACTGGATTGCAACAGATGTACGAACAGGGTGAAGAAGAACCTCAAATGATGGTATCAGGAGATTCGGATAGTAACGTTATACCCTTTAAACCGTTATTGCACTGAGGGTATATTCAACCCTGCCCGGAAACTTAAAGTATTATATCATAGATTTTTTATTATGTCAAGACAAATTGTAGGATTTACCGCTTCAACCTTTGATCTGTTACATGCTGGTCACGTCTCTATGTTAAGAGAGTCGAAGGAACAGTGTGACTATCTGATCTGCGGACTGCAGGTCGATCCCTCTATGGACAGACCGGAAAAGAACAAACCCGTCCAGACTCTAGTAGAGAGATACACTCAACTGGCGGGTCTTCGTTTCGTCGATGAGATCATCCCCTATCAGACCGAAGAAGATTTGGAAGACATTCTGAAGATGGTCAACATCGATGTACGCATCATCGGTTCCGAGTATAAGGATAAGACGTTCACAGGACGTGCGACTTGTGCAGCTCGTGGAATCGAAATCTATTTTAACCAGAGGGATCATAGGTTCTCTACCAGTGATCTGCGGAAAAGAGTAGTTGACAGTGAGACCCAATCTGGTTTATAATATGCAAAATATGAGGAGTAATAGTACCAAATGAAACCGAAAGATAAACCACATTACGTCAACAACAAGGAGTTCTCTCAATCAGTAGTAGACTACTGTGAAAGGGTTGCTTGGTGTAAGAAAAAGGGTGACACAACACCGATTGTCCCCAACTATATCGCTGAGTGTTTCCTGAAGATTGCGGAAGGTCTATCTCACAAATCTAATTTCGTTAGGTACACCTACCGTGAAGAGATGGTCATGGATGCGGTTGAGAACTGCCTGAAGGCCATTGAGAACTATAATGTCGAGACTGCGACTCGCACGGGTAACCCCAATGCGTTTGCATACTTCACACAAATCTCTTGGTATGCGTTTCTTCGTCGTATTCAACGTGAGAAGAAGCAACAGGATATCAAATTGAAGTACATCTCTGAGGCAGGCGTAGAGGCGTTCCTAGACGGACATTCAGACCAAGAAAGGGACTATTCGAACGTTGTTCCCTTTGTGGACGTACTGCGTCACAGGATCGATATTGTGAAGGACGCAGACGCAGAGTTCAAAGAATATGTGAACGAACAGAAGAAAAGAAAACGTCGAACTGTAAAGGCTGACTCTGATCTGACGGATTTCCTTATAGATGAAACGAGTTCTGAGTGAACTGTGTTATTGGGAATTCCCTGTTCCTGATAACGTAATGGATACCATCGGTGCGGAGATATATTTCGAACCACCGAATGAATCCTACAACCACAGACTTGCTGGTAACATTGAGAACGAGTATGTGTTGCGATATTCTCGTGATGCGATTCGTGACTTTATTGTCGGACAGGCTTGGGCAGAGTTAGGTGCACCTTACGAACTAACGGACGTGTGGGTAAACATGCAGAAGGCGGGGGAGTTCAATCCCCCACACTCTCATGGTGGAGACTATAGTTTTGTGATCTTCCATACCATACCCTACCGAATTGAACATGAGATGGCGCAGTTCCCCGTAGTGAACGGGGGTTCTGTTGCAGGACACTTCTCGTTCTTATACCAAGATACTGTGAAGGGTGGGGTGGTCAGTCACATGATTCCCGTGGATAAAAACTATGAAGGATTCTGTTTCTTATTCCCCGCCAACCTTAAACATGCGGTCTATCCTTTCTATACAACGACAGACCACCGAATCACGGTTGCAGGAAATCTTGTCAAATAGTATTGACATATAGCAATATTTTTGATATAATGTCGGGATATATTGTAAAATAGGTATATTATGAAGCTAGTAATACTAAACGACACCCACTGTGGTGCACGTAATTCTTCTGACATCTTTATGGATTATCAGGAACGCTTCTATACAGAGGTGTTCTTTCCGTATCTGTTGGAAAATGATATCAAACAAATTCTCCACCTTGGAGACTATTATGATAACCGTAAGACGGTCAACTTCAAAGCCCTGAACCACAATCGTAAAATCTTTCTAGAGAAGTTGCGGGAGTATGGTATCACTATGGATATCATTCCAGGCAACCATGACGTGTACTATAAGAACACGAACGAACTGAACGCACTCAAGGAACTGCAGGGTCACTACATGAACGAAGTGAACCTGATCATGGAACCTACCGTGATGAAGTATGGCAACTTAGATGTTGCTTTGATACCTTGGATCAATGCCGAGAACGAGAAAGCAACACTTGAGTTTCTTGAGACGTGCAAGGCTCCTGTGGTTGGTGCACACCTAGAGTTGCAGGGGTTTGATATGCAACGTGGTATGCCCTGTCATGACGGTATGTCTCCATCTCACTTCTCAAACTTTGAGATGGTTCTGACAGGTCACTTCCATGCGAAGTCTACGCAGGGTAACATTCACTACCTTGGGTCTCAGATGGAATTCTTCTGGAACGACTGTAACGACAAGAAGTACTTCCATATTCTTGATACCGAAACAAGAGAACTGACTCCGGTACGTAACCCCATCACGATCTACGAGAAGGTATACTACGAGCAGAGTAAGATGAGTAAGTTCAAAGACCTTCGTTATCTTGACAACAAGTTTGTTAAGTTGATCGTGGTAGAGAAGGGTGACGCTTACGAGTTCGAACGTTTCGTGGATCGCATTCAGAATCAGAAGATTCACGAACTGAAAATCGTGGAGGACTTCAACGAGTTCATTGGTTCCAATGTGGACGACGATGCGGTATCTGTTGAGGATACCGAAACTCTGGTCTATGATTATATCGACGCTGTTAACACAGACCTAGATAAAGACCGGATTAAAAGGGAGATATCTTCTCTCATGACTGAAGCACAAACTATGGAGATTGTATAATGCGAGGCGCAACATCAAAACTTCTACGCAAAGCAGGCGTAGACACCAAAAAAGATAAACGCATGTTTAATGCCATGAGTCATAGAAACAAGGCTATCTTCTTAGATTTCTTGAGGACTTCTCTCCGTATCGAAAACTTCAAGACCAATTTGGTAGGAAAGGGGATTGACATTGAGTAAGGGAAGTAAACCACGTCCTATCACAGACAGAAAAAAGTTTGATGAAAATTGGGAAAACATTTTCCGTAAGGACAATATCACATCTAAACCAGCCGAGTTCTGGAATCATGATTGTCCTTCCGATGGGCCTATATCGATCCAGAAGGGATATCCTTGTAACTGGTGCGGTATAGATGAACATGGAAATTACACGGGTTGACAGAAGTCAACCAACCGTGTATAATATGCGACTATGATTAAATTTGAGAAAATCCGGTACAAGAATTTCTTGTCCACCGGCAACAACTTTACTGAGATCGATTTTGAGAAGTCTCCTACTACTCTGGTGGTGGGACATAATGGTGCGGGTAAGTCTACCATGTTGGACGCCCTGTCGTTTGTCCTATTCGGTAAACCTCACCGTAAGATTTCCAAACCGCAACTCGTTAATTCAATCAACGGCAAAGGTACTCTTGTCGAGGTTCTCTTTTCTGTGGGTTCCGTAAAGTATAAGGTTGTCCGTGGTATCAAACCCAACGTCTTTGAGATTTGGGCTAACGATAACATGATCAACCAGAACTCCCATGCGAAGGAGTACCAACAGGTTCTAGAGAGAAACATTCTGAAACTGACTCACAAGTCTTTTCACCAGATTGTCGTTCTAGGATCAAGTTCGTTCGTACCATTCATGCAGTTGAACACGAGTGCACGTCGAGAGGTTATCGAAGACCTACTTGATATCAACATGTTCAGTAAGATGAATGGTCTACTCAAAGAGAAGATGTCTATCCTCAAGAATGATATCAGTGAGAACGGACACGCTATCGAACTGGTCAAGACCAAGGTCAATGCACAGAAGAAATACTTGCGTGATCTATCGGCCCTGAACACTGCACATCGTAAGGAGAAAGAGTCAGAGATCACCGCACTACTTGCGGAGATTACGGAACTGCAGGACTTCAATACAGAAAACCTGTCTACGGCATCGACACAACAAGAAGACGTGTCGAAGAAGTTAGAGAAAGTGAACACGTCACGTGAGAAGTTGTTGGAATATCAATCTACCTTCCGGTCTCAGATTAAGTCTGTGGTCAAGGAAGCGAAGTTCTTCGATGAGAACGAACATTGTCCTACCTGTGACCAACACATCGCAGAGGACTTACGTGAGTCTAAGAAGAACGATGCTAACGCACGTGCGAAAGAACTACATGACGCCATGACCAAATCAAACAAACAGATGGAAGAGTTTGACAAACAACTCTTTGATCTGAATGAGGTGATGGTAAAGGTTAATGCACTACAGTCTCAGGTCAATTCTAACAACCAAGAAATCTCTAGTCTTAATCGTAGGATTGATCGTATTCGTTCTGAGTTGGATGGACTGTCTGAGAACAGTACCGAACTCAACGAAGCGAACCAACAGCTTCGGACTCTAACAGAAGAACTAGAGATCAAACAAGATGAGAAGTATAAACTGCACGAGACTTACTCGTATCAACAGGTATGTGCGGAACTACTCAAAGATCAGGGTATCAAGTCTAAGATCATCAAACAGTACCTTCCGGTCATCAACCAACTGACCAATCAGTACTTACAGATTCTAGACTTCTTTGTTCACTTTGATCTGGATGAAGGATTCAACGAGACGATCCGTTCACGCTTCCGTGACAACTTCTCGTATGACTCTTTCTCTGAAGGTGAGAAACAACGTATTGACTTGTCCCTACTATTTACATGGCGACAGATTGCAAAGATGAAGAACTCAGTGGCCACAAACCTACTGATTCTTGATGAGACGTTTGATTCGTCTTTGGATGACGATGGGGTTGACAACCTCATGAAAATCCTGTATAGTCTAGGGGAACAAGACACGAATGTATTTGTGATCTCTCACAAGGCAGAACTAGAGGACGCACAATTCAATCGTCGTATTGAGTTTGTCAAAGAGAAAAACTTCTCTAAAGTAAAGGAAGCGGCTTGACAACCATTGTGAAACCGTGTTATTATACACGCATATTAACTGAGGAAACTTATTATGGAACTTTCTGATCGTACTCTACAAGTACTCAAAAACTATGCAACCATCAACCCGAACATCGTGTTCAATGAGGGTAACAGTGTTAAAACTGTATCGGTTGCTCGCAACGTATTCTCTCGCACTTCGGTGTCTGAGGACTTTCCGGTCGGATTCGGTATCTATGATCTGAACGAATTCCTGAATGTGTTGGGTCTCGTAGACAAACCCAATCTCTCTTTTGAGAAAGATTATGTTGTGGTTGGAGATTCAACGGGTCGTTCGAAGATCAAGTACTTTTACTCTGATCCGGATATGTTGACTTCGCCTTCGAAGGATATCAACCTTCCAGAATTCGAAGTTAACTTTCGACTAGATAATGCAACGTTGGGACGCATTAAACGTGCGGCCGCAGCACTTGGACACACGGATATTTCGATCTCGCCTAACAATGGTGCGATTCAAATTTCTGTTGTGGATACCAAGGATGCAACTTCCAATGCGTTCACTATCGACGTTGATGGGTCATATGATGAAGGAGTTGATTTCAACTTGGTTCTGAATGTGAACAACTTGAAGATTGTCAACGAGGACTTTGAAGTCAACATCTCTAAGAAGTTGATCTCTCAGTTCAAGTCTGTTCAGTCGGATATTGAATATTTTATTGCACTTGAAAAATCATCTACTTACGGAGTATAACAATGGCTAAAGCAGCAGAAGCACAAAAGCAAGACCACTCTCAGATTTACGAACTGGGTAACCGAGTGGCACGTTCGACTATCGCAGTGATTGACACTGTGGTACAGCGAGGCGGATTCAAGGGTGAGGAACTCTCTACTATTGGTCAGTTGCGTGATCAGGCAGTACAGGTTGTTCAGCTCGCAGAAGCATTCCAGTCTGAAGTAGCAGGTGAGTAAATGGAACTTTGGTCTTGGAAAGACTTCTTGCCCGATGTAGTCTTTCACATGCGTGAACGTGACGAATCCCTTGAGGGGGACAATCCCTTCAAGTGGGTTCGTAAGACTACGGGCGAACTCTTTGGTGGCAAGAAGGTTGTCATCTTTGGACTGCCTGGCGCATTCACACCCACGTGTACTAACGAACAACTTCCCGGCTTTGATCGACTCTATCAGGAGTTTGTTGATGCAGGAGTTGATGAAATCTGGTGTACGTCCGTGAATGATGCATTCTCTATGTACCAGTGGGCAAAACAACTAGACATTAAGAACGTCAAGATGTTGCCTGACGGTAATGGTGAATTTGCAGAAGAACTGGGGGTGGTGGTTAAGAAGAATAACCTTGGTTTTGGAAAACGTTCTTGGCGTCACGCTGTCATTGTGAATGATCTGGAGATCGTCAAACGTATTGAGGAAGATGGACTACGTGACAACTGTCCAACCGATCCCTATGAGAACACCACACCCGAAAACATTCTTTCTCTTGTCAGAAAAATCTCGGGAGAGTCCAGACAGATGCAGCTAAACTTCGGGGTGTAGCTCAGTTGGATAGAGCAATGGCCTTCTAAGCCATCGGTCGGGGGTTCGAATCCCTCCACCTCGGCCAATTTGCGGAGTTTGTATAGTGGTATTACCGGAGGTTTCCAACCTTCAGACGGTGGTTCGATTCCACCACTCCGCTCCAATTTGCCGGTATAGCTCAGCAGGTAGAGTAGCTCACTTGTAATGAGAAGGTCGGGAGTTCGATTCTCTCTGCCGGCACCATATCCTTATAACAAAATGATCTAAAAAAAGTTTAAAAAAACGCTTGACTTTAGACCAAGAATCTGTCATAATTACCCTGTAATTGAGAGTGAGGATATAGATTATGACTGCATTTGTTAAAGAAGAGTTTGTTTGGGACGGTATGTACTTGATGTATCGTGGTCGCCACGAAGGGTCTAAGAACATGGAAGAACATAACCCAAACTGTCACCCATCTTGGGTCGGTAAACCAAAACCTGAGTTTATCGTTCGATTCAAGTATGGGAAGTACAAGCCTTGGAAAGCGTGGGTTAACTTCCTAGTGAAGAACGTTTCTGTCGAACAGTACGTTTCTTTGGAAAAGGAATCTAGTCCGGTTCAAGCAATGCGTCAACTTGGTTATAAGGGGAAAATGTAATGAAGATTGTATTCCAAACTCAAATCCGTGAGAACTACGGCGCCCATGATTGGGACGGCAAGGGCGAGTGCCCTCAGTACTGGAAGTTTAAGGGTGGTAACACCTATGTGGTCAACTGTGACCTCAATCAAGCCATGGATAAGGCGTTCTGGGAACGTGCATCCGCTGCAGTCACCGAAGATGGTGACTACTTCGAAGAGTACGTGCTCTCTTCGGAGTTGATCGATGATATCGATTACGTGGAGTCTCAACACGTTGCGGAGTGGGACGCACCCTACTATCTCACTGAGATCGATGGTGGGTTCCAAGTAAATCGTACTGAGAAGAACGATGCGATGGGTTACATGCGTAAGGAGATTGCGAAGAAGTACGAGGCGTATGTCATTCGCAACAACACCCGTGAGGACTATAAGTCTTCTTTTGAGATGGTCAATGGTCAGATCATCCCCTACGCTGAGTTAGGTAACTGGTTTGAGGCCTACGCAGCATGAGGGTAACTTGGGGTACATGGGTATCACTGGTACTCTTTTTAACTTTAATCGGAGTCGGGTTCTTTTATCAGGAACCCCCATCCAAGGTCGTAGTAGTTGATGTTCCTCTTGAGGAGGTTGTCCCTTCGGAACCGGAACCCCAACCGGAACCGGAGGGAACTTTTTATTCCGAGCGTGAGATAGAATGTCTTGCACTTAACTCTTATTATGAATCACGTAATCAATCCCTTGCCGGTCAGATCGCAGTGGCGAACGTTGTCCTGAACAGGGTCAACAGTCCCAAGTTTCCCAATACTATCTGCGAGGTCATTCAACAAGGCCCTACCTTTGTGAACTGGAAAGGTAATGAGATGCCTGTTCGAAACAGGTGTCACTTCTCTTGGTGGTGTGATGGTAAGAGTGACATCCCCGCTGACGTAGTTACCTACTTAAAGATACTTGACACAGTGACCGAATTGTTGTATACTGACACAATTGATATCACGGATGGCAGTACGCATTACCATGCGGACTATGTTGAACCTGATTGGAGTAATCACTTTGAAAGGACAGTAGTGATCGACGATCATATATTTTATAAGTGAAAGCTATGAAACCAAGTGAATATTACGATGAGTTAGTTAGACACGACTGGTACTACGAGTACTCAGATGACTATAGTGTATGGCAGAGAGGTCAAGCTAACAAACATCGTATACAGAGTATAGCTCAGGAGAACGAAGTTCTGTTGGGACTATATAAAGCCTACTCTGATTTTATTTTCAGAGAAGGCGATAAACCCACTAGACCGGAGGATTGATATGGAAGTAGGGCTAATAGTTGTCGGCGCAGCAGCAGTAATTTTGATGGTGCGAGTTATTTGGTGGTTTGTGGAAGGTGGAAGTGTGAACATTACTCCTATGGATGATGCAGGTGTTCGTCACCCTCCCGCTGATCCAACCGATCCAGTTAACGTGCAAGCCGAAGTTGTCGAGGACATCATCGAAGATTTGATCGAAGATGTGGACTTGATGAAACTCACTAAGAAAGAACTTATGAGCATGGCTGAAGCTAAAGGCGTTGCTGTCTCTTCACGTATGAAGAAGTCAGACATCGTTGAACAGTTACAGTGAATGCAGTTCTTTGATAAGGAGATTGCAAGGGAAACCTTAATACATGTGCTGATGGGGACAATCGTGAATTACCCCATCAGCATATTTTTTGCCTGGCTGTTTATCAGTCAGTGGGGTATTACAGACCCCGTTGAGTTCGCAACAATTTCTACCGTTGGGTTTTTTTGTATTGCCTTCACACGCATATACGTGGTAAGATACCTAACTGAAAAACGAAAGTTACGACAATCTAAATGATGGAGTTTTTATTATGCGTGATGAATTTTTGTGGGTCGAGAAATATCGCCCCCGCAAAGTATCTGATACTATCCTTCCGAAAGAACTGAAGGAGACGTTTCAGAAAATTGTAGATGGTGGTGAGATTCCGAACATGTTGTTTTCTGGTACTGCTGGTACTGGTAAGACTACTGTCGCACGTGCCATCTGTGATGAACTGGGACTTGACTACATCGTCGTCAATGGTTCCGAGGAGGGTAACATCGATACCCTTCGTGGTAAGATCAAACAGTTTGCATCTTCCATCTCTCTGAGTGGTGGGTACAAAGTTGTTATCCTAGATGAGGCTGATTACCTCAACCCCCAATCTACTCAACCCGCCCTCCGTGGGTTCATCGAAGAGTTCTCTAAGAACTGTCGATTCATTCTGACTTGTAACTTCAAGAACCGAGTGATCGAACCTCTTCACTCTCGTTGTTCTAATTACGAGTTTAACTTCAACAAGAAAACTCAGGCGCAACTATGTGGACAGTTCATGTCCCGTGCACAGACGATCCTGACCGACGAAGGTGTCGCATCCAACCCCGATACTCTCGCACAGGTTATCATGCGTCACGCACCAGACTGGCGTCGAGTACTCAACGAGTTGCAACGTCACTCTATCTCTGGTCAGTTGGAAACTACAGTTGTCATTAATGACGCAAATGAAAACTATAGTATCCTTTTCAAAGCCCTCAAGGACAAGGAATTCAAGAAGATGCGTTCTTGGGTCGTAAACAATATGGATGTGGAACCCGCATCTGTATTCCGTGGAATCTATGACGTGATGTCGGAGTATGTCCAACCACAATCGATTCCTCAACTCGTATTGATTCTCGCTGATTATCAATACAAGAATGCGTTCGTGGCGGATCACGAACTCAACCTAGTCGCTTGTATGACTGAAATCATGGCAAACGTGGAGGTCAAATGATGGAAAATAAGAAAGGGTTCTCTCCCCAAGAGGATGTGGATGTCTTCATGACTGCTGCGGGTCAAGCCCTTCGGTATGATATTCCGAAAGACCCCACAGTCATGTTTGATGAGGATCAGTCTAAACTCTACATGGACTTGGTTGAGGAAGAGTTCAACGAGACCAAGGAAGCGTTTGCAAATAAGGACGTGGTAGAGGTTGCGGATGGTATCGCAGACATGGTGTGGGTCATCATGGGACTTGCCAGTAGTCTTGGTATCGACTTCTATAAGGTATGGGATGCAGTCTTTGAGTCTAACATGAGTAAGGTGCAGGATGATCAGTTGATTAAGAATCCAGAAACGGGTAAGGTCATGAAACCAGCTTCGTACTTTCCTCCCAAGATCAAGGAGGCGTTGGGTCTTGAGTAAATGGGACTTAGCACACATGAAGGTTGCCGGAATCTATGGGGCGCTTTCTACTGCAATACGTGCAAAGGTTGGATGTGTCATCGTGAAGGACAACCGTATTATCTCTATTGGGTATAACGGTATGCCTTCGGGATGGGACAACAACTGTGAGGACGAAGACTGGCCTATGTGGGCAAAAGACTATGATAAAGATAAAGTCGATCCTGTCTATGTTAAGTTGACAACCAAACCCGAAGTGTTACACGCAGAGACTAACGCAATCGCAAAGGTTGCACGTAGTAATGAAAATTGTGATGGTGCAACACTATATACTACGATGCTGCCCTGTTTGGATTGTGCGAAGTTGATCTATCAATCGGGCATAAAAGAAGTCTTCTATGTAGAAGCGTACCCTAAAGGAACAGCAGGATTAGAGTTTTTACATAAGTGTAATATTCCTGTGAGAAAAATTAATGAGTACGAATCTGTATCGTGAAGAACTAAAAAAGATATTAAGAAAAAGATTAAGAGGATCAATGTCTGCATCGGAGAACGTTCTCTATTTTCCTAAAGATGTAGATGTTAGAATCTGTCCCAAGAACGGAATGACTTCTTTGAAATGGGCTTTGTTGTACGTAAACAACATTGAGATTTCCTCAGACAATCCAAAGTCTCTTATTTACGGAACAAAGAGACATCGAATGGGGGAGATCAAAAAGTATGGAGACCGTGATTCCTTGCCGTTCAGGAAGGACAGTTTCCGAGTCGCAATCGCACGTGATCCGATCAAACGTTTCATGTCGGCTTGTGAGTATATCAAGACTGAATATACTAGAGTGAATGAAGTGATCGACTTGAACTCTGGTAAGGCTTTGTCTCATGACGAACTCAAGGCTCTAGAATCAATGTCGGACGTTGATATCTTGCCAGATAATCTGGACGAAATCATCGATGGTGTGTGGAACGGAGAGATTCAGAACACTCACTTTTACACTCAGACCTTTTACTATAGCAATCGTTCTCAGTACGACAAGATCGTCAAGATGAAAAACTTCAAAGAGTTCATGGAGTGGTTGAGAGTCCGTTGCGAAAGTCCGAAAAAGATTGATAGAGTACATACCAATAGAACATCTGGTCTATACTTTGGTGGTGTGGAGAAGTTGACAGAAGACCAGAAAAAACGTATAATGCGTATTTACCAAGAGGATTATGATTATGGCTGGACAGAAGATTAGTCCATTTGATTTCTTGAATAGTATCAACACTACCAAGAAAAACCTCATGGAAGGAACAGACGAAGAGAAACAGTACGTACCATTCGTGGTCAATCGGAGTCTGTCTTACTTCCCTGACACCGTTCATCTCGCAAATGTGATGAACATTCACCACAACCTAGACAATCGTCTACAATATGATTTTTTTATAAATATCATTAGGAAACGGAAACGTTTCTCTAAATGGGTCAAACCTGAAAGTGAAGCGAACGTGGAAGTGATAAAAGAGTATTATGGGTATAGTCATGAGAAAGCCCGTCAAGCATTACCTCTCTTATCTTCCGATCAAATTGAATTTATAAAGAATAAGGTGAACAAAGGTGGAAGAAAATAATATCGTTGAATGGAGTCCAGCGAAGATGCTGGAAGTCACTCTGGCAGAACCGGATGACTTCTTGAAGGTACGGGAAACACTAACCCGAATTGGTGTTGCGTCTCGTAGAGAAAATAAGTTATTCCAATCATGTCATATTTTGCATAAACAGGGACGATACTTTATCGTGCACTTCAAAGAACTGTTTATGTTGGACGGCAAGAAATCAAACCTAGAACAGACAGACGTTGAACGTAGGAATACGATTGCAACTCTGTTGGCGGACTGGGGACTTGTCGAGATTCA